GAGCGACATTACCCGTAGCTGGAGAAGTTGTTGCTCCTTCTGCATACTGCGTTCCTCCACCGCCACCCGAACTAGAAACCTGTAATTGATGTGTCGTAGGATCAGCTTCAAGTACAACAGGAGTTATGCCATCAGCAGTAGATGCAGCGACTAAAAAAGGAACGCGATTTGCGTCTCTTGGTACTGAATATGCTGACCCGCTTCTGTTGCTCATAAATAAAAATAACCCTACTTTGGTAGGGCTTCACTTTGCCTGTTTACATTATACAGTATCATAGAGTGACTTGGTACTTTCCCAGCGTCTTTTTTCGGTTTCAAGCTCGTGTCGTTCTTCTATAATTGCATCTTGTTTAGCTGAAATACTTATCTCTATTTGTTTAAGTTCTTTTACACGTTCGTCTGTTTCTTTAATTAGCATTTGGTACTCGATACGTGCTTCGTCCACCTGCTTATTCAAGTCACTCAGACTTCTTTGTAAACTTAGTTCTTCATCATCTAGTGCGTTCTTAGTGTTTTCGTAGCTTGATTCTGCTTGTAATACATCAAACGCTATATCTACCTTGCGTTGCTCAAGGTCAACAATTTCCAAGCGTAGCTCGTCTATACGGTCAGTAAACTTGGCCACGTCAGACTTAGCTTCATGAAGTTTATCGTTACCAGCCTGTATTGCGTCCTTTAATAGTTGCTCTTGTTCTTTTTTGTACACTGTAAGTTCTTTAATTTCTGTGTCTAATGAGTCGCGAGTTGTACGTAATTGATGTACGTTCTGTGTAAGCTGACTAATCTTTTCGTTTTGCCTGAGTACATCATTTTTACTTTCCTGCAATCGTTCAGCAAGCCGTTGTTCTTTTGCACTATATTGTTGTTCAAGCTCTGCAAGGCTGTCTTTAGTTTTGTTAACAGATTTTACGACATCGTCTAATTGATTCTGCCTGACCTTAACTACGTTTTCAGCTACTTTAATGTTTAGCTGTACCTTGTCGTAAGCCTTATCAAGTGTATTTAGATATGTTTCTTTAGCGTCAAGCTCTTGCGCTCTTAGGTCGAGCTGTGCCTGAATCTTTTGTTGCTGAGGTGTCATTATTTGCTTCCACATTAGTTGATCCAAAGTTTGGCTGTTCTTTACCTAAATAAATCTTGTCAATTAGCTGTTCCTGTGCAAGCGCATCAGAAAAGTTAAAGTTTCGTGCTGGTTGACCAGGTTTGAAATCACCATGATCCATGTACAGCTTTTTAGCTACCATCTTTTTAAACAATGCTTCAATCATAATGTATGCGTTCTCACCAATAATGACTTCGCTTTCACCTGGAGCAAGTAAATAGTATTCTGGTTCTTCACGTAGTGCGTATCGGTGCATACCATCGCTAGACATTTGTAAATCTTCTTTTGAAGAAGGTAGGTAGCTCCAAGTAAAGTCCTCGTTGTCTGGGTTAATAACACGAACAAAGTCAGTAGCTTTGAATCGGTCTATAAGTCGTTCCCTAAATAGTTTCTTTACATCTACTGTTGCAGCTGTGTGCTGGTCACTTTTTGGTTGTATTCGTGGCATTTGATTCCTCCTTAGTTTTTGGCTCTACCCATTCGTCTATGAGTTTCGTCAGTATGCGATGTTCACCCTGAAGGCGCTTTAGCTCCTCCTGCAAGTCGTTCCATTTCTGCTCTGCTTCGCTTTTCAGCTGTTCCAAAGTTTCTCTGTTCATTACCAGCATTATACCACACAGACATAAAAGACCACACATCGCAGCCTTTTGTATCTGTTACTCAATAGATATGTCGCAAGGAAATAATGTACCAGCAGCAGTAGTGTAAGGATTTTCTAGTCCATATCCAATAAGCTGCTTATCCGCGTCTAACAGAGGGTTTGAGCCTGTAACTTGTCCAGGATTAGATTTGCTAGGAACAAGTGAGTAACCTTTAGGAATAGCACCCGATACAACTGAAGTACCATTATAATATTTGCCATCACTAAAAACTAAACCACGACCTTGAGTTTGTATCCAGCCATACTGTAAAGCGCCAAGTGGAGCGCTCACGACACCAACAAAGTGTTTATTAGTGCTACTACCAACTTGATCTGATGCAACATCTGTAGTCAAATTATAAAAAAGACTGTAACCAAGATTAACTATCGAACCAGCAGAAACAGCAGATAGCAGCTGTGAGTAAAGTGAAAGAGTAACTATACCATTTGCTCCAGCTGCGTTGTTCCCACGTATTCGATAACTAATACCTTTACCCGTGCCAGTCAAAATATCTACTTCACCGTCCATAAGTTCATTGGCGGCTACTGCAGTACCATTTAATTGTACTTTTAATTCATATACATTTTGACCAATGTTGGTCGCAGAAGCTGCAGCAACTGTTAGACCAACAAAGTTAGTTGTATATGGCGTACAAAGCAGGGTACCCGAAGGTTGAGCAACACTCCCATTCTGAACGTATCGGAATACCCGTCCATCACCTGTTTGACCAGTAGAACCTAAAAAGTCCTGCTTGTCATTGGTGACTACACGTAAGTCTATACTGGTGAGTTCGCGCCCTGCTTGTTGCATATAATCCTTATTTTTATACTAGAATACTCTAGCGTATGTGCAAGCTGTAGCCGATGAGAAAACAAATCGGAAACAACCTTGTCCACTTGTACCTGATGGTACAGTCATAAGACCAAATGTAGGTACACCATAAGTTGCTACCTGTGCTACTGCTGAAGCGGTCATTCCTGAACCTGCTGTAACAGTAACTGTGTTAGCACCTGCTGTGTTATCTATATATAGATCAAAAACTGTTCCTTGTACTGCACCTAGTTGTGTAGCTAGAGCTGTAGCCGTTGGTAAAGTTAAACCAACTGCAGCTGCTGAAGTGGAAGTAATATATCCAGTTGCAACTTGTGCTGCAGTTGCTGTAGCAGTTGCGTTGACAGCGACAGGTGAATGGCTAATTGGAGTTGAACCTGCAACAGATGCTGCAGATACGCTTCCAGTAGTGTTAATTCCACCAGTACCAACGCTTAGGGTAGCTGTTGAGCCACCCGCTGCGATACCAACGTTTACGTTTTTGTTTGTATTCAAGCCGTCCAAACGGATAACTTGTATGTACTTCTCTACTAGGCGGTTTTTATTGATAATTGCCATAAGTACCCCTCCTTAAAGGATTTAATTTAGCAAATGTTTAGAACTACTGGACCAACTGTTGAAGCCGAAATAGCTTTTCGAGTGATACCAATGATTGGAGCAGTTGATGCAGTTGATGCAACAACAGAACCAGCTGTAGTTACTGACTGCGCTATACCACCACCAACGGTGATAGTACCACCAGCATCGTTAAGAACATCAGCAGGACCATGAGTTTGGACCCAACCGTAGTTAGTAACAGATGAAGTGTTAGGCACAGGAAGTACTGTAAGACCTACAGGTACACCAGCGGTAGCAGATGCTACAACTGAGCTATAGATACTTACGTTAAGGTTTACAGTATCTGTACCAGCTACTAATGCAGTTGTGCTTCGTAGTGGTTCGCTTAGGTATACAGTGATGTAACCTGAAGCTGCAGCAGCTGAGTTACCCTTAACTTTGTAAGAATAAGCACCACTTGCGCCAGATGAACCAACTAATACTTCAAGATAACCTTCTTTGAACTGATCAGCAGTTACTGCAGTTGCACCATTTGTGATAACAATTGAAGTAGCACCTACAGCTAGGTTAGCAGTTACTTGACCACCAGTTCCAACAGCTGGAATAGCTAGTCCTTGATAGTTAGCAGTAGTTGTGCTAGCAACTAATACTTGTCCTGGTGCGATAGTTGAAGTACCACCGAAAGAAACGTAGCGAAAACGACGTCCATCAGCAGTGACGCCAACGCCACCAAGTTGTGTTTGTTGAGATGTAGCAAGAGTATTTATGTCCTGCTCAGCTAAAGTTCGAATACCTACGTCCATGATAAAAAATCCTTTCTACTAACCTTAGTTAGATGTGATTCCAGTTAATTTACCGTTACGTCGAGGTTGTCGATGTATCAAGTTACCCATGAGGAGCAAGAGACCAACTTGTCCGTACTGGTTAACAGGCGCGATCATTTCGCGGAATTGGAATGCACTTGGCATTGGAACGTCCTTATAGAAACCTTCAGTAACTTCAACAGTTGAAGGAATCTGACGTAGGCTTGAGTCGATAAGTCTCTTGAATTCAAGATAGTTTTCGTTAAGCCAGAAGAACGTCTGAGATGTTGCATTGTCGTCTGCTACAAGTGGACGTGCGCGATAAACTAACGCGTTGAAGCCACCTACACCAGTTGTCTTTGCACCAGATACTACAGAACCGTTTGGAGTTTTACCGTCGATGCGGTCATAACCCTGAAGTTGCATAGTTTCGTATCGTGCAGATACCATTGGCTGAATAAGACCTTCAATGTAAGTCCAGATAGTCTTAGTTGTAAGACCAATTGTTGGGCTTTCGCTTGAAGAACCAGCAGCACTTACGTTGTCGAATTCGCTTGATAGATAATCAAGAGTAATGATTCCGTTAGTAACAGCTGTTACGTCACCGTTGATAAATGCGTTACCGCTTCGAGTAACACCAGCATAGCTAGCGGTTGAAGTACCGTTATCTACGATGTTACCTAATCCGTCAAAGTCTTTTCCAGCACCAAGACCGTAGAAGATTTGACCAATGTTTTGCATAGCCGAGATTTTAGCTTCGTCCATACGAGTAGCAAGCAATCGAAGAACTTGTCGTTCGTTGTTTGCGTTTACAGCAGCTTCAATTCCAGGTACAACAACTGATTGCTCGTAAGCTGACACATACCATGTCATTAAACGAGTATTGTTTGTTGCAGCCGTAGGAAATGTATCCATGCCGCTGAATGAACCACCAGTTGTACTGTTTGCAGTCTCAATTGGTTGGTTTTCTGTTACTCCAAGCCATGTTCCAGGTTTGCTGAGAACACGAGCTAGGAAGATGTTACTGTTGTTGATCTGGTCAACAATCGAAGGTAATATCTTTTGATAGGTTATGTCTTGAACCCTATCGGTAAATACCATTCCAGCCATATATAGCTCCTTGTTAATTTATTTATCGCAAATAAAAAACAGCCCTGATTTAGGGGGCTGCTGTAATTGCCTAGTTACATTTTACATTACATAGTAACGAGTTGCAAGAGAGTTACTTTTTGCTCTTGTAACGACCAACCTCATCAAGCAGTTTTTGTACTGCTACCTTTGCGTCCAAGTAACGGTGTGGGTGTGTCATTAAAGGTAGTTTCTCACTAAGGTATATAGCTTCCTCGTCTGCAAGGTGCTTACCACGTTCTTCGATAATTGCTAGTATTGATAGTATCCAATTTAAATGTATGACTCTATCCTCTCTTTCTTTGCTTTAATTGCTTCATCTAGTGTATCAAAATAACCAACAAAAATTGATTTATTATTTACTTGCTTTCTAACCCTCCATTTACTTTTAATAGAAAAATAAGTTATGCCACTATGACCAGATTTATTATTAGAATATATGGATTTATTTTGTAAATTTTCCAATTTGGTAGTTGTTCTAAGATTTTCTTTACGATTGTCTAATCTATTTCTATTTATATGATCAGTTTCGTAATTATTAGGAGTTTTGTTTATAACTCTGTGCATAAATATAGAATGAAAAGTACCATTATCATCATACGAAGCACGTCTTGCATAACCATAATGATATTGCCATTTATAATTAGACAATTCTTTATAATCTTCATCATCAACTATTGCTTCATAACCCTTAGTTAATGGTATAGTTTTCATATTAAAATTCCATCGCGTCTATTTCAGCTAGTAGATCGCGTGTAGTTGTTCCAGCTCGTACACTAGGTTTAACAATGTTTGGTTCGTAAGCTCCAGCGCTGTTGCTAGACTTTTTTGCAATAGTCTTACGTGCGCTATCTTCTTTACGGACATTACTTTGTCGTTCAGCTCGTGCTTGCTGTGCTGTGTAAATATCATAGGCTTCTTTAAAACCAACAAACCTAAATGGTTGACCCTTTTGTGCTTGCTCTAAATAACCAGAGTTGCGTGTTTCCATAAGGTCAAGAACTGCTTGCATTTCAACTGCTGCTGGGTCTTTCTCAAAGTTAGGGCTGTCAATTGGAGTTCTAAACTTTGGGAATATACCTTCACGCTGCAACTCAGCTACGTCACTACGCACGCTTGCATTAACCTTTTCTTGGAACTCAGTGCCTTGTCGTTGCGTTTCTTGTGTCTTGTACTGGTTCTGTAAATCACGTGCGTTAAGTTCTTGTGCAGCTACATTTTGGTTAAAGATAATCTCTTCACGCTTGTTAGCAAACTCAAAATCTGCTGGTAGCTGTGATGGTACTTTAATCGTGTAGTATTTGCCGTCAGCCGCCTGAACATTGATGTCAGGTAGGTTATTAAATATGTATGCTTGTTCTGGGGATAGATTAGTAGCCGCTTCCTTAGGTTGTTCTACCTTAGGTTCTTTGTATACTTCCTCTTCCTCATCAGCAACTATATCGTCAGCTGTGTATTCTTCACCATCTGCTTCTTCGCTAGTTTCTGCAGTCTCATCTGCTTCAGATTCTGCAGCTTCGTCAGCTTCTTTTGTTTCTGTAGTTGTGTCATTCGTTTCAACTGCTTCTTCTTCAGCTGTGCTTTCGTCCACATCTTTAACAACCTCCTGATTAGTTGGTTCTGTTTCGGCAAGTGCCTGCTCTACAATGCTATCGAGTGTAGGGTTCATGGGCTAAACTCCTTGTTATATGTCTGTATTATACCACAGGTAGTTGAGAGGGGTTTTGTGGAGCTGCTGCGCCAGGATTAGCCATATTAGGTAGTCCAGTTCCAGCTTGTGGTGCAGGTATTCCACCAGTTAATCCACCAGGCATAGCTCCGCCAGGTGCGCCTTGTTGTAGTGCGCTAACGGGTAAGGCACCAGGAGGTAATTGTCCAGGTGCGCCAGGTGCAGGCATTCCACCAGGAGCAGGCATTCCACCAGGAGCAGGTGCGCCACCAGGTGCCATTGAACCAGGTTGTCCTTGTCCCATTTGTGTCTGTGGGTTAAACGGCTGAAGTGGTGGGAATGGTTTGCTTGGGTCTAATGCTTCAACGCCTTGAGATTGTGTAGCTTGGTCTAGTGCGTAACGTCGTTCTACGTTATCAAGTACCTTCTTAACAAACTTGAGTAATCGGTTCTGTTTCTTAGCGTCTGCGTCAAGGAATTCATCAGTAAGCATGAGCTTACGCATTGTAAGTACATATTCTTTAGAGCGGTCAGTAAAGTCTTTAACATCAACACCGTTCATAATCTTAGTAAAGTCAACAAATGCTCGACCATCGGAT